CTATATTCTCTTTAACAAATTCCCATATCTGTTCTTTACACAAATTTAAGCACACGGGGATTATTACAAATCCTATAATCATCAACACCAAAATAATAATGATGAGTTCCAATGTTCATCTACTCCTTTGTATTATCTTTATTTATATTCTCTTCCCATAATTTATGGATATAAGAATTTTGATGATATACATTAGTATATTTATCATAAGCCTCATAAGCACGTTCTTCTTTTGAAGATACGTTTTTACCTGACTTTATATCTGATATAAAATCAACAATTGCATCTTTACATTGGTTTATTTCTAATGAGTCTATTTTCTCGTTCATCTGTCGATGTGCTTCATCCATCTTTTTAGTCATATCATCTCTAACGTCATCAACATTTTTATTAACTTTTTCGATTTTATCATTAACTTTTTTTATTTCTTCTAAAATCGGATTCATTTCTTTTTTATTGACCCATTTCCAAAACTTAACAATGGCACCTATAACAATTCCTATAGAACCAATTGCACCTGCAAGTACCGCAAAGATGCTGAATATTTGTCCAATTGTAATTTGTTCCATATATTAGCCCCTTTTCTTCTCTATTTTGTAATTTATAAAAATAAAAAGAAAAGGACACGTCCTTTTATAAAGTAACAATGTCCCCTTTCTTATAATTATTTATTTCTTTTATTGTTATGTTTTTACCATCTCTATTAATTATATAATATGATGGAGTTGCTAATATTATTTCATATTTAGTAAAATCCTCTTTAATCTCAACAACTTCTGGTTCTTTTTCTACTTCAATAGCAGAAACTTTTTCCTCTGTTTCAATTATAGATTCTTCTACTACTTTTGTTTCAACAGTTTCTTCAACAGGAACTGTCTTTGTAACATTAGCCTTTTTAGTATTCTTTTTGTTAGCCATTTGTAGTTCCTCCTTTTTTAACTGAGTACAAGTCTGCCAATCATCAGTATTAACTAACCTACGTTGAGTAGGACAATACCTTTGTTTAGTACAATATTTGCCGGTTAAAGAGCAGGTTAAACTCTGCTCTAAACCAACTTTTTTATATTGACTATATTGACAATTTATTTTAGCCATAAACTAAAATTATTCAGCAGTTACAGTAACAATTACATTTGCATCTACTGATGGTTTTTCAGTGATAGTAGCTTTAACAGTTGCTGAACCAGCAGCTTCAGCTGTTACAACTCCAGAATTGTCTATAGATGCTTTTGTATCATCATCTGAACTAAATGTAATAGCAGATACTGGTGCTAAGAATGCAGCACTTCCATCGTTAGGAATAGCAAATACTTTTAAAGTCTTTGTTGCTCCTTCTACTAATGAGAAATCTCCACCTTCAATAGCTAATGCTATAACATTGTCATACCATTTTCTATCAAATAAAATTTCAGTTATTTGAGCATATACTGGTCTATTTGCAGTACATCCACCATTATTTGTTGGTGTATATGATAATGCTCTAACTGTTAATGGAGTTTGAGCTACTGAATCTGGAGTCATTGATAATGTAAATGCTCCTGTCATTGAAGCTCTTGGAACTTCAACTTGTAATGTACCAATTCTATTTGTTGTAGAATCAGAACTACATAATTGAGCCTCCATAACTAATCTAATTGTACTTGGTAACATATCTGCATAAACAGTAATTTGTTGAGCAGAAGCGTCATTAGTATAATATCTTACACAAACATCACCAGCATATGTACTATCACTCATATTGAATGAACTTCCTGTGAAAGTAACTCTTTCAATATTACCGTCTTTATCAGTAACCCAACCATATAAAGTTGTTCCAGAAATTGCTAATGGAGTTCCAGTAACAGTTCCAGCTCCGTTTTCAACTGATATAGTTTCAGTAGTCCATACATTAGCTCCAGTTGTAATAGCAGAACCTACGTTTAATGCTAAATATGGTAATGAGAATTGAGCTTCATTAATAGTAATGTTCATTTCAGCAGTGTGATAATAAATATATTGTAATTGGTTACCTTGTCCAGCACGAACATCAGTATTTGATAAAGTTGTTTCAATAGAACTGTCCATTAATGTAGTACCAACGAATAGTAAGTTATCGTCAGAATCGTAACCATATACATTAGCTGTACTTACTAAAAACTTTTTCATATTTTATCCTCCTTCATTTTTTTTATTTATTTATATCATCTATTTTATGGTGCATTTCTTCAGCATCAACTTTAACATCTTCATAATTATCTGATTTTGTTAAATCAGCCATCCAATGTTTAATATGGTCTTCGTCTTTAAACTTAACCATACCAGACATTTCAGCACCTAAATAAATTTCATAATGCAATTTATGGTCAACACGCTCTAATATTTTGCTAAATTTTCTGATTGTTAAATCATAAATATCTTGCAACTTTAAAGGTGTCGATATTAAGACGCATATCATTTGGTCTTCTAAAGAACACATTTTATATGCGTTTTGTTTCATCTTATAGACCTTTGCTTTATCCATTGCGTCTCTTACTTCTTTTTGAATAGTTTCGTCTATATGTTCTATACTATTTTGCATAAAAATAATATCGGTCATTTTATCACAATCATCAGAATTGTAAGCGACCCCATTTATTTTAAAGATAGCTTTACCGTTTGAATCTGTTCCAAACCAAAAAGAGCTATCATCATCTATATGTAAAACCATCTTCAACAGCTCCTTGAACATATACAAATATGGTAACTCAGTCGTACTTGCCATATAATACAAAAATTGTAAATATGTCATTGATATAACTTCTGGGTTAGGAATACTATTTTTATCTAATAATAAACAATTTATATAAAAATGAAAATCTAAATATTTATCCATAGTAGCAGGATAAATAAGTAAATCTTTATAAGGTATTGGTTTATCATAGAATAAGTAAAAATCATATTCTTTTATATTATTCATTAAGCCAAATTAACCCCCATTGTGATTACTTTACCTTTATATGGCTTTTCACCAGTAGTTATAATACGACTATAAGTAGTAACGCTAGCGTCGAAGTATAAGACCCCTACTCCATTAACGTCACAGCCATTTAATACTTCTAATAGTTTTTGAATTATAGTATCTAATCTAGTGGTATAATTTGATAAATGATTTATTTGAGAGTGTATAAACACTTCTATATTAACACAACAAATTCCATATGTTCTTGTAGTAGGAAATATTTGAGCCGGATAAATTCTCAAGAAACTTTTCTCCTTATTTGTAGATTCATCCATAAAATAATCAAGAAAAACATTAAAATCATCTTGAGCTCCAACCCCATCATATATCATTGCTGCCTTTTCCTTCTTGGTCAAATTTGGCTTAGACCAAGCTTCTGCATCATTATATTTTAATAATTTCCATATAATTTCTGCTTCTGGATTAGTCATCAAATGTTCTATAATCTTATAACTTAATTCTGGCATAACATTATATGTTGCATAAGCATCTTTAACGGCTTTCATATCAACCATTAATATAACCCCCTCAATGTAAATTCAAATACTTCAAATAATTCATTATTATAAGAACATTGAACTTTCACTTTATTCTTTAAATATTTCTGCTTATTTTCAATTGTAAATGTGTTGTCTTTAACAGTCATCCTATAATTTTGTCTAGGTACGTTTTCACTTACATCTACAATAGTCAACATATCATCTTGTTTTATTCCATTTTTATATAAGTTAGCAGTTATAGAAATTGTCTCTCCTTCTAAAACATAATTTATATCTGGATTAATTAGTATATTGTATATATCCTCTTCTGTTTCAGAATCTAATACAGTTATATTTATAGAACCATAAATATTTTTATTATCTTCCATAGCAGCATATAATGTAACTTCTCCTGCAGAAATTGCAGTTAAAGTTTTATCATTAACAGAGATAATATCTTCATCAGAAGAAGTCCAAATGACATTCTTATTTACCACTTCTTTTCCTCTATAAATAACAGCATTCAAAGTAGCTGTAGCACCAATATCAAAATAAGTGTTATTTTCACTTATATCAATACTATATTCATATCTTTCCGCACTAGCAAAACCATTTTCTATATCATCTTCTTGATAATTTATTTCATATTCTTCTATATAAAATTGAGTTAGAGTTGGTGAATGGTCATCTCCTGTAATTGTATTAAGAGAATTTCCTAAACCACCAGCATATAGTCTAAATCCAATTCTTTGTTCAGGAACACCAAATAAAAATCTATCATTAGGTTTTATTTTGACAGTTCTACTATTACGTTGGCACCATACATATTGTTCAGCTTTACCAGTGACGATAGTCATAGTGTCATTATTATTCGTGAATCTTAACACTTGGTCTAAAATGCAAGGTTCATATATTTTATTCCCATTCTCATCAAAAAATCTCAATGTATTATTACATCTTCTTACTTCTGCACTGGTAGATAATCCAGAACCTTTATCAACATTTATAACTAAATAATAATTTCTACCCCATTTAAATTTCATACCATAATATGGTTCAGGAAAATCTGGAGTAAAAATAAATACTTGATAATCATCTCCTACTTGAATACCTGTATTATAATTAACAACAGGCTCAACTCTAACCATTGGTATTGGTTTAAAGTCTCTTTGACCATAATGAACTTCATATTGAATTTCATTGTATTTAACATTAGGTGCATTATCAAATGTTTGATTGCTTATTGCAACGAAATCATCATAATAAGCTTTAGTAGGATTGGTAATTCTAGTAGCCTGAGTGGCATTATAATACTTGAGTGCCATCCTTCATAACCTCATCTTTCATATTATTAATAAGATTAGTGCAATGGTTTACTATGTATTTAACTCTATCGTGCTCTTCTGGACTAAAACTTTTCATACCTTCTATCATATAAAGTAATTCTACATAATATTGGTTGTCTTTCCATAATTCACTAGCACCTATTAATTTAGTGCTTAAAAAAGTAAGATGTTTTTGATAATTTTCATAAGCTTCATCACGGGAATATGCGATTTCACTATTTTTATTTTTTCCTTCAAAAATAGGCAATGTTTTCCAACATTGATTTATTAATATAGTTAAAGAATCTAGTGTAGCTTTTTCATCTAAATTAAAATCATATTTCATTCTAATCTAATGCCCACTTATTTAACCAATTAGATTTGCTAAAACTATAAGTAGTTTTCTTAGTAGCAACTTCTTCAATTAACTGGTTTCTTCTATTTATTTTAGCGTTAAGGTTATTGGCTTCTGAATATCTGTGTGCTTCTTTATTATTTTGCATCATACCAGTAATTTGTCTGACATCATTTATTTCTTTATCAAGCCACGCTATAACAGTATAGTCAGCTATGATACTTTTTTCTATTTCAGTTAAAGCACAATTAAATACCCTAGCCGAACTATCTCTATCAGATAAATCCTGTCTACAATTTTCAAAATTTGCCAATCCTCTAACCATAAAACCTTCTAAAACTATATTGAAATCTTTTGGTGAAGCTACCGCTAATCTATTCAAGTGATAATCCTCAATGGACACTAAAGCGAGGTCAATTATATCATCATATGAAGTAGTTTCTTTTACTTCTTCATTTTCTGTAGTATTTTCTTCTTCAGTTTCATCTACTGGAGTTAATACTTCATCTTCCATATATACCCCTCCTAGTTCTTGTCACTTTTCATATAATCCATTAAATCTTTTGCATTTTTTACTTCACTCATTATATCTATATTCATATCTTCATTCATAACTTGAACAATATTCATATCGACACTAGATGAGTCTTTTGCTAATTTATCAAATATAATTCCTTTTAAATTTTCTTTTTGATTTTTAGTCATACCACTAAAAATTTTTGTGAATGCTTTTCTATCTTTATTTAATAAATCAAGCATTCCATCATAACTTAATAGTTTCTTATAAATGTTTTCTAATCTTTGACTTTTAATTACTTCATCGTCATTAATGAATACATTTCCTCCCTCAATAAAATTTTTATTATTTTTAATGATTTTTTTAACGTCATCATAAGGGATAGACTGTTGTTCTCCTATTTCTTCAAATGTGTAAACAACACCTTGCCCATACCCTTCGGTTGATAAGTTTAATTGACCAACTGTTAACGACGTCAAAACTACATCTTTATTATTATCTCCGATATATTGAGTGATGTTATTTACTGTTGGTTCGCTAGCTGTTTTAGTAGCAGCAGCCATACCTTTAATTAATTCTTCTAATTCAGAAATACGATTTTCTAAATTTTTTGTGTATTCATCTTTTTTTACTTCTTCTTTTTTAACTGTACTATTCTTTTTTGTAGTAGTAGCCATAATATTATCTCTCCTTTTTTACTAAAAATAAGAGGGGATGAAATTAATTTCATTACCCCTCAATATATATCTGTTAATATAAATCAAATTATAGAGCAATTTCACCAGCTAAAGCTGAAGTAAATGCACCAACACCATAAGATTTATATAATGTAGCAACTTGTTGTAAGTTTGCATTATAGAAGTTAGTTTCGTTATTTGCTAATGTAGAACCTTCAACGAATACTTTAACTAATTTGTCAGTACCTGGGCATAAAACATAGATTTTTTGGTCGTCTAATTTAACTGCAAATTCAGTTTTATAATCAGCAACTTGTTCTAATTCTACGCAAGAAATTCCAAAGAAATCTCTTAAGTAACCAACTTTAACGTATTCATCTCCTAATAAAATTCTAGTATTTGTAGATGCAGGTAAGATTTTTGATAATGCTAATTTAGTTCCTAAGAAGATAGCTTGTCTTCCACCATTCCAAGCACTAACTTTTTGAGCTAATGCGATAGCAGAATCTTGATTCCATCCAGAAATCTTTAATGCAGCTGAACCAGTAGTTGGTAAGTTATTCATCATAGTAGCGAAAGCATCATAAATGTCATATCTCATTTGAGTTTCAATAGACATAACAGCTTTTCTTACGAATTCAGCTAATGTATAAGCTCCTCTTAAAACATCATATAAAGAAATACCTACAGAAATTGCGTGTACTTCAGGAACTACAGTCTTTTCTCCTTTGAATTGTCTAGTTATATCAAAATCTCTTCTTGCTCTTCCACCTTTAGCAACAACAAATAAATCTCTTGGTTCAATATCAACTTTTAAAGTGTCTCCCCAAGAACCGTTTTTAACTTCTGCAATAACTCCTAAATCTTTAATTAAAGCGTCAGGTATAATTAAATCAGTAATCATACCAATAATAGCAAATGCAGATTCTTTAACATCAGAGAAGTTGCAGAATTGAGCTAAATCATTATAATCGCTAACTTTTCT